CAATTAGTTCGTGGTCTGTTGATGTTGTGATTTTGCCGTAGGGGATGTCGTTGATGACTTCCTTACTATATGCTGCAATACTAGCACCCTGAACAGACTCGACTTGTGCAGAGGCACCAAAACCATCTGTTCCAGTATTGTCGAAAAATAGTGTATCGTTAACTTGATAGGAAATACCAGAATTTTCAATAACAAACCCATCGATCTGAGCATTCTCAAATTTCGTTGTTGTCTCAACTTCAATATCGACTCTGGATTCTGTCGATACTCTTGGGAAATAATCATAGATTTGAAGTGCCGCCTCCTCGGTCATCACCTGATCTGTGGCAATTTCAGCAGGAGAAATGATACCATCATTATCTATGTCAGAAGTTTCAAAAAGGATAAGGTCTCCTTCCTTCTCTGTAACCAGTTGATCTGACTGTTGGTTGGGTTGACGCTCAATGTCGATGTCAACTTCTTCATATGGATCTCTAAAACGAGACACATCCTGAGGGATGTTCTCTTGTACTGCACTCTGACTCAGGTTCCAAGTATCAACAATTGAGTTGAACTCAGGACCGATGATGTAAGGGAATACTGGAAGACCTGCTTCTGATGCATCAATTGTGATGAAGTAGCAATATGTACCATCAGGATAATCAGGAGTCTTACAGAAACGACCGTTGTATGGGTCTAGATCTCCTTCTTGGAATGCATACTCATAGTCATCAACAAACTGTCCAGCAGGATAGTCAGCAAGTATAGGACCATCAATACGAGCAGGTGTTGGGTTTGTATCAATATCATAAACTACATTAGTTTTCAGTCTATAAGAAGAACGCATTCTTCTGATACCACCGTTCTGATCAGTAGGATCGATGTAACCGTAAGGTCCATAGATTGGGTTACCATCAAACGCCCAACCCAGAATGGGTGAGTGAGAAATAGCAGCACCAGTCTCAGTACCTTCTTCTTTGAAGGTATTGGTTTCGGGATCAAGGATTACGTTGTCGCCAACCACATAACGGAGTTCTTTGGGGTCAGATACGTGTGCATACTCACCGCCATACTGGTTATTGAATCCAGTAAAGACATAACCACGAGCAATGTCATACTTAGTGCTGAGGTTATACTCTAAGTTCTTATTCCATTGGAACACATTTGCATTGAATGTTGCAAGTTGTCCAACTGCTTCCATACGGACAGTAGTGTTACCCTGAGTATATCCAACACCTTTGTTAGTGATACTGACTGAGATAACCTTACCTTTGTCTTCACCAAGAGTGCCGATAACAGCAGTTGCCTTAGCACCAAAACCATCGCCATTGATGAATACGGTAGGAGCAGTAGTATACCCATCGCCAGAGTTAATGATAGCAACAGATACAATACGACCATTAATAACAATGGGTTGTGCCAAAGCACCTTCACCAGAGTTCAGTTTCAGTGTTGGTGTAGAAGTATATCCAGTTCCTCTGGATAGGATGTTAACACCAGAAATAGAACCACGAACTTGTGCAATTGCAGTAGCACCAGAACCACCACCACCAGTGATGGAGATTGTAGGTTGTGATGTATACCCTGTACCAGGGTTACCCACCAAGACACGAGTTACACGACCGTTTGTCACAACTGCTTGTGCAGTAGCACCTGAACCACCACCACCAACGATTGAGATCAAAGGTTGTGTAGTATATCCAGATCCTTGGGTGAGTACATCAACTGTACTCAAAGAACCATTAACAATGACTGATGCAACAGCACCTGAACCACCACCACCAGTAATTTCTAGTGTAGGTGTAGAACCAGCATCATACTCTTCGCCAACGTTGGTAATATCGATACCAGTAAGAGGACCGAAGGTTACAAACTCCTGATCCTTGTAACCCCATGCAGATACACCATTAACCCATGCACCAATTGGTGTATTGGGTGATACCGTAGTTCTAGTTGAAACTGTATTGACAGTTCTGGGGAATCTCAGCAGTTTACGCTGGTTACCAGGGATAAGTGCAGATCCACTGAAAGGACCGACCTTATAGTTGGGTAGACCTGATGCTGCAACGTAAACATAGTCATTATTGAAGAATGAGTTCTGTACGTTAGAGGTAAACAGAGAGATCACTTCGTTGATCGTGTTCTGAGTAGACTTACCTCTGTTTAGGTCAACAGATAGAAGGATATTACCTTGTGGTTCGATATCTGTTGGTACTGGAATCAGATAAGAGAATGTAAAGTCGTCAAGACGAGCAGTAACCTCAAATGTACCATTATATACAGCAGGGTTTGCACCATAGAGGGTAACAGTGTCCTCAACTAGCAAACCATGTGGGTTTTCGCAAGTTACGGTTGCAGTTCTGTTCAAACCACCAGGAATGATCTGAGAAACCTTAATAAGTTTCTTAACGTTGTACAACCAGGATTGTAGACGCTCATCTTGGTCGGTAGAACCCAATGCAGCAACATTTAGTTTGTCACCAGGCAGATAATAGGAACCACTATCTTCGAGAACAGTAGTTCCTGCTTCTGCAATACCCAGAATGCGAAGTTGTACTTCTGTATCTTGTCCACGGTTGGCATATACGAAAATATCAGAATGAATGATTGTACCAGGGTCCCAATCCTCTACAACGCCGTTTTTGGAGCGAGTACACTCAATAAATTGGTTTAGTGACTTATCTTTATACTGTACAATCTCATTATCATCAATAATGATGGTACCGTTCTTTTCTGGCCATCCAATAGTGGAGTCAACAGTAATAATACCACCAGTAGTGTCTAATGGTTCTACAAGAACTGTTTTATATGGAATCTTGAATTCGCCATTCAGTGTTTCCTCTGAAATTGCCAATTCATAGATAATATCCGTACCTTCGATGATGGAGATGACGTTTTCGATCAGAACTGACGCATCTTTGATATTCTGGTCAACTGCATCCGCAATCTGCACCAACTGAGAGTCTTTCAGGTTTGCTGGATCACCAGAAATCAATTCTGCACGCAAAATGGTGTCAACAACCCAAGATGCAGCAGAAGGGGTGATCATCTCATCCCTAGGATAGTAAACATCGATCTCTTCACCGAAGAGAATCTTAAATAGGTACTGCGTTGCTTTTTTGGTACCCTTAGACAGGTAAAAGTCCTTAATCTTCTTAATAACCAGTACAGGATTAACCTGAGAGTAGTCAAGATTGATTGTGGGCATGTATTGACGACGGAACTTGTCGAATACTTGCTTAATGATCATACTGTCAAGGTTATTGACAATAGATTCAGCAGGGTGACTGCTTTGAGTCAGTTGACTCTCTTTTGCATAGATCTGGTTAGAGAAATTGTCGAAAGTTGCAACATCAGATACACCACGAGCACATCCAGTCAGTGCTGATGGTTCATATTTACGTCCAGCAGACAAAATAGTGAAACCAGTCACTTCACCGAATCCAACATCACAAGATGCTTGTGCAGAAGCGGGAGATGCGATGTAAACCTTAGGTGGTTGGGTATCAGAATACCCAGTACCAAAGTTAACGATGTTGATATCAGTAATCTCACCGTTGAAGATGGTTGCTACTGCCTCAGCACCAGTACCACCAATAGGTTCATTCAATGGACCCTTACGATCGTCCACAATGTACACAGAAGGTGCATCTAAGTAACCTTTACCGCCAGTCAGCAAATTGATGTTAGTTACATTGCCGTTCGCAACGGTGATATCAAGCACCTGTGCGCCCACTGGTTGGATGATACGCGCCCTTGGGGGTGTAGTATACCCTCTACCCCTATTAGTGATAGTTACGGATACAATCTGTCCATTAGGAGCAACGGTACAGGTAGCAGCAGCATTGATACCACCGTCAGGTGCAGCATCAATGTAGATTTCAGGAGGATTGCTATAACCAATACCACCCTGAGTCACAGCGATAGATGCTGGAACCAAACGACCCTCAGAATCAATCTCAGGATCACTGATTACAGCACCATCGGGATTTAAGAATGTAATTGCAGGAATGAAATCATAACCAGAACCTGAGTTAGTGATTTCGATGCTGGACACCATACCAGTGTCATCATCAACAGTGATTTCTGCTGTTGCTTGTGATCCGTTGATCAAATCCGATGGTGGAGTGATTTTCAGAACAGGTGGGTTGTATGAAGTGTAACCCTGACCACCTCTAATCAACTGGGAATCTTTGATACCGTTAACTAGGGTTCTACCTGCTGATGCTTCACCAACACCAGTCGATGAGTAGATTGATAGTTTGGGTGCAAAATTGAGTTGATAACCTTTACCACCATCTTTGATGATGATCTTATCAATTTCACCACTAGCACCAACTCTGGTAACTGCACTAGCACCACTACCCACAGTTGGGGAAACATATTCAATAGAGCGGATATGGAATGTATCCTGATTTGAAATATTTACAAAGAACTTAATTTTTGTGTTGTTGTCCGTCAACACATAGTCCAGATAAGGACGTTGAAGGACAGCATTCCTATTGATGATCAGACCGATCTCAGCAATAGGAGAATATGGTAAAGAATCATACTCCATCGTCGTGGAGTCGAGACCCACTAGGTCATCGATGGGGGGAATCACCAGATCCTTGATTACAGAATCCGCAAATCCAACATAATACAGAATTTGTGTAAGTTCTACCTGATCATTACCCGTTTTTGCGCGGGGTGGGACTGTCAGAGTGATCTCACTACCAGAAACAGTGTAATCAACCTGAGGAATTAGCAGATCACCATAAATTGTTACCGCAAGGTGATCGGCAGATACGGCAGATACAGGAGTACCTAAGAATTTTAACGGGAATGTAGTTCTTGCACCGTCAAACAGTTCCCAAGGTGATTCTAATGCTTGTCTTTTCTTATTGAACTCTTCAAGAGAAATGCCAGGTGTCAGAATAGCATCTGGACCACGAACGGTCTCATCATAATAGATGATCTCGTTATCGATCATCACAGAACCCTTGCTAGGCAAGAATCCATCAATTTGTTCTACTTCAATGATCTCATCATAAATCCCAACTTCCTTAATCAAGGATGTTGACGATGTAAGAATCTTCTGATCATACTCGTCTAAGTCGAGATACTTAATAAGATTATTAAGTACGTTATATGGGCGACCTGTCTTTTCCTGAGATTTATAGTATTCAATCAGGAAATTGACAAGTTGCTCATCTTCGTTTCGGATGAATTCTGGGAGTTGATTAGCAACTCTGTCAGAAATGTTGATCGTTTTTGCGAACATTTATCTCTTAGAAACAGGAGTCCAGTTCTGGATACGAGAACGTTCCAGTGGGGTACGTGATTGTATTTATGTTGCTACCACCGTAGTTCCATCCGCCAAAACTGAATGGATCGAAGGCATCAACAGCACCAGGATTAGTGTTGATATCCCTTGGGAACACTTTGGGGTCGAAGATTGTGGGGTCAACGCCAGGTGGGATTGTAATAGGTCCAGTAGAAGGTAAAACTACAACAGGAATCCTATTTGTACCATCAGGTGTATCGCCTACATTGATAGGGCCAACACAAACAATACCATTTTCATAATCCACAGTTCCAACTAAATCGTTAAGAACCACTTCTTTCTCATTTCTGTTGGTGACCATCATCAAGTTACCAAGACCATCATCTCTGATGTTCACAGGAACAAGAGTTGCTGTTTGGGCAATCTGGGAGTTTGCAACAACTTCTTCTAAATTAGTATTACCACCAGCAACTGGGTTGCTAACGGTAGTGCCAGTAATAAGAGATCCTGCTGCTTCACCAGCACCAATCAGGTCAGCAACCTCTTCGGTATACCCAGTGGCATAGAATGTTCCACTCTTAACAGCAGCGAACTTGGGTTTACAAGAACCACCATCGCCACCACCTGGATCGCCATCACCACCTCTATAATTCGGATCAGGTTGACATGTACCATTCACACAGATCTGACCTTCTGGACAATCAGCAGTAGTAGAACATGGAGTACCACCACCATTCGGATCATCTTGACATCTGCCATCGATACAGACTTGCCCAGGAGGACAGTCAGCAGTAGTAGAGCATGGGGTGCCATCACCCCCACCAGACCCACCAGGATCGCCTCCACCGCCACCGTAATCGTTCGGGTTAGTGATTGGGTTGTTGAAGTCTAAACACTGTGAGAATTGATTTCCAAAGGTGAACTGATCAAGGTTCTGACCCATGGTCATTTGGGTTGTAGTACCACTGATAGCAGAATCGGAAGAGTCCACCATAGCGTTGAACTTTGATGGTTCTAGACGCCCAGAGAATCTACTATCACGCTCCTGAGAGTTAAATCTATCGACAGACCTCAGTACCTGAGCAGCCAGTTCATTAGATGACCTAGGTGTATTGTTGCCGTTGTAGGCAAGATGAATAGTAGGTGATATGTAGAAGATTCTTGGATCAACGATCTCAGGTTGGATCGATGCCATAGAGTAATCAAGTAACTGGTTCTTGATCCTCTTCTTAGTAGTGTTGTTAAGGTTAACACCACTCTTTGTTCTTACAGCAACGTAAACTTTGCCATATTGTGGTGGATTTAGTTTCTCACCACCGTATGCAGTCACTGATGCTGCCTGTGGATACAGTTCAGACACCAAATATGCGTAGTCACCTTCGGTAACTGCTCTATTCTGTACTGAGAATGACTTCGGAGCGCGATATTTGACTGTTAATGCATTCTCTCGTGCCTGACCATCCGCAGATGTCTCAATAGTTGTCAATTCAATCGCCTGAGGGAGGATTGGACGACCCACAGAGTCCGCTGCACGCCCAATAAACCCAAATTTCTTCGCACCATTCGCTTGTTCACCGTCAGTATCAAGATATTGTACGGTGATGTACTCATTATCGATCAATTTACGACCAAGTACACCATCACCAAAGGTAATTTTGTATCTAAGGTCCTCAGTTTCCTCTAAAAAGTAATTTCTTGACGTTGATTCAAGCGTAGTTACGTTATTTGCCAGAGAATATTCATCAACTTCCACAGATTGCTCGTTTGGACGAACAAAAACCTTCATTCTCTCCGTATCTACGTCTTCTGATGGGATGACATACTCCGCTTTCCTTGTATCATCAACAGTAAAACTGTATTGAAGCAGATTTCCTTGATATACCAGCATCTTGTTGAAGGTTGCCAGACCAGTAGACTGATCAACGCTCGCTTCTACATCAGAAAGTAAAGAAAATATGTAAGAATCGCCATCAACCTTGGCAACAAATGCATCACCTTTCTTAATTGTTACAGTTGATGGGAAAGATTGATCACCAGGGAGCAAAGTTGCTTTGGTTGTCATCCCAATACACGCTCTTGATCCTTTTTTAGACCTAGGAGTGTAACCAATTTGCTTTGCAATCCTAACAATGTTATCTCTAACAGTTGCAGATTCCAAAAATGCCTCGTTCATCGACATGTTTGCCGTAAACGAAGCGTAATAAGTGTTATATGCTAAAATATCAATGAGATACGAAGACGCAGAACCTTCAAAATCATAATCTGTGAACTCTTTTCTTGTTCTCAGGTACGATCTGATAGATTCTTTGATCTCAAAGAAGTCTAGTGACGTTAATTCTGATGGTAGTGCTGCCATTTTAGGTGCGTTCTAATAGAAATTCGATAGTTTGAACAAGTTCTTCACCAACGATGCGATACTCAATGCTCACATCAAGAGCATCTTCACTGTCTGAGAGAATCACATCCACTGTTTCGACTGTTACACGAGGTTCCAGTCTCTCAATGGTATTTCTAATTTCGTCTTTCAGGTCTTCTGCTGAGAAAACGTCGAACGGTTCAAACAAAAGACCTGTAACGCGGGACCCAATCTCCATTTGAAAGGGTCTCTCTCCAAATTGTGTCATGATAAGATTCCGAACTGACTGCTTAATAGCATTTTCATTAGTAACTGCCCCAAAATCTTCCGTATTCGGATTCATATTGAAGGATACAGAGAAATCTTTGTACCCTCGGGACAGGAATTGTTCAGATCGGAACCGATAACGTGCCAATTTTCTGATTTATATCAGTGTTCTTGTTTATTTATAGGTTCAACAGGAGGATTATATTTCAAAAACTCCCTGAAAGTCATTTTCATCTCCCGTTCTGTCATTCCACAATGTTTGGCAGCGTGTGGAAGGTTCATTGTGGCACGATACAGTGCCACATTTGACTCCTTGACGAGTTCGGGAGTGGTGACTACCTTATCTTCCTTGACCTCTGTACCTCTTTTGCTTACCATTTCGTGATGTTGCGCTAAGTTTAGTGTTTTGTGATGCTCCCTGACGGGTTCTTTTAGGTTGTGATGGGATAAAGTTACCACCAGCAAGTCCTGTCGTTGATCTCTTTGCCATTATGCTCCTATGGGGACCCTAAGATGATAGCACATTTGGTGATCCATACGCAACCACACTGTTACAGGGGTATGACCACCCCATCCAACCAGGTGTTCCTACACCAAGTGGATCCAAAACGCGAGCCACTGGTAGTTTTGCAGCAAACACAGTCAGTGTTGATGTGAAAGCGAATCGAACATGACCAATTCCAGCGTTATCTTCAATCGTTAAGTTTGAACATGGGATAGGAGTAGGTACAGGACACAATCCTTTGCTACATGGACACAGATAAATGATAATATTTGTGCAAGTTGAGATGTGTGGTGTGAATACATCACCAAAAGTCATACAAGGAAGACCGTTGATGAGTACAGTTGCCTTGATAGCACTCAGTGGATTGATCGGAATTAGAGGAGTAGGGGGCCACCAACATGTCCATTCCTTAATAACGATACTGTAAGGGATGGGAGGTGTCTTACAGGGTTGCACAGAGTGGACTGTGGGGGGTATACAGATGCCATGTCCTGAGTCAGGTAGTCCTGTGATAGGTGCAACTGGTAGTAGTAGTCCGAATGCCATGATTAACCGTTAAATAAATTGTCTGTGTCCGTAGAGAAATCCGATATCCTTGTATTCAAATCATCCTCAAAACTGTAATCCTCATCAATGAAGTCCTTGTATGTATCATCTTCAAATTCAATATCTCTGAGAGAACTATATTTATTTTTAAGTAACTCTTTATCAGCAGGATCATGAGATGATAAATGTATTTTCCTGAGTGGTGCTGGTGGATTTGGTTGTACAACTTCATTCCTTTCATTAAAGATACCTCCTCCACATTCATCAAAGAATGGATTACCCATATTTCTAGCAGTTTGACCAAACGTGATAGTTGATCCTGCACTCCAATTCTTAATAGTCATAACACCAGAGTATGGTCCCATAATCATACCAAGTTGATTCATTTGATATGGATCAATAGCGATTGATAAGTCATTCACATATTCTAATGCAAACTCATTTGATGCTGGTGAATTGGCATTACCACTACCATATAGAAGGAGATACAAGTAGAAGACAGGATATAGACATGTGACACCAGCACCAAACCCTTGATAGATACCTACCGATCCATCATTCCTCTGTTCCCAGAAAGTTTGACCAGGTGTTTTTCCTTGTGTTTGATTATTACCTGTTCCCAGAGGGTAATAGGAACCATAGACATCTAAGACACCATTAGGGTTTCCATTGCCGCTAGAACGCCTTACATAGGTGTCCCAGCACTCTTCTGCTGGCATACCACCTTGCAGTCGTTTGATGGATGCTGTGTAGTACACATTACTATTGTTAGTTTGACCAGCAGCAGCAAGAACCGTTGATGTACTTGTAGATGTCGATCCATCTTCATTTGTTGTAGTAGTGGTTGTAGTGTCGAATCTATCAGGAGTAGTATATGTTAATGATCGAGTTCGATATGATTCGATGTTCTCTCCTAACCACACAGATAACTGTGTGAGTTCTGAGTAGTCTGCATGTTGCCAGTCATACGTATTCTCATCTAAACCAATAGGAACAAATACTACATCATTACCACCAGAAGGATCCCAGTAGCATCTACCCTCCACAGAACCAGTAATACCAGATGTTGCACCAACCATCGACCCAGTGATGTTACGAGTACACTTCCAGCAATTCTTATTATCTACTCCACCACTAGTTACAGGACGTGGTTTAGTAACGGATGGTTGATCAAGTTTATGCATCCATGCCATGAAGTTCTCACCATCGGGTCCAATGGTTTTACCACGAGTAGAAAGAGTTACTTTGAAAGCACCATTGTCACCCTTGGATGCACAATACTTATAAACAATGAAACCAAATGCTTTGCCAGTTTCTTCATCCAGATATGGACAAGGTAGATCCTTGAACCTAGTTACATTGTAGAACTTAGGTTGTGGAATAACAATACACTCCTGACCATTGTTCCACCCATAGAAGTCACTGAGTTTATCCATCTCACCATCTGCTGCCTTCGCTGCTATCGTTGCCTCAGAGTAAGTAGTCTGGAACATCTGAGCAAATGCTGTACTGTTCTTAACCAGAAACTCAAAGTCATCTTCATTAGGTAATGCAGCAGTTGCTAACCTAGGTACAGTGATCTTAACACACTCCTTAGGAATGCCTTGACATAGTGCAGTTTTCTCTACTTCATCAATCTCACCAATTTTAATATAACCAGTTGGATACGTAGCATTGAAACCATTCATCATGGTCTGCATACTCTTCAACGTACCATCATCCAAGACACCCAGTTGACTAGTATTCAAGTCACTCTTTTCTGCAATTGCTTCTTTCAGTGATTTGGTTTTTATTTCACTCGAACGGTATCGACCAGTCTTAGGATCGATATCTGAGTTTCTTATATTCTCAACTCTCTTCTCAGGTGAGACAGTTTCCTTGAATGCTTTCTGCCCCTTCTTGGTATTGGGACCTCGCATCTTATACTCTTCTTCCTCAACCTCTGCCACAAAGATTCTAGGAGGATTGTCTGGATCAGGATCATAACCTGCACCACGATCTACAATAGTAATTTCTTGAATAGCACCATTAGCATCAAGTTTACTAACTTCAAGTTTAGCAGGTTTCATCAAACGACGCCTACGATCCTCACTACTAGTTGTCTTTAATTTCTTATCACGAATTGATATTGATGTGAGAGTGGTTTGCTTCTCATCTTCATCCATACCTTCAATCTTCACATCAGAGTTAGATGCATAGGGATAATCATTCTCCCTCTTCTGCATTCTCTTTTTA